AGCTTTTCCGACCATGCAAAAAAATTAAAAATATTTTCTTTTATCATGCATAAATCTAAAAAAGTTTGGGGGTGAAATTATGACAATCATAGAGCAACGAACCAAGAAAAATATGAAGGCTTTAGAGGTTTATAAACCTGAATTTGATACGACAATTTCAATTTATGCTTCTTTAGTTGAACAATATCAAACGCTTGAAAAAGAATTTAAAAAGAATGAATACAAAGTTGAAGAAAAAACTGGCGCCAACAATTCAAAGCGTTCCCCAATGATTGCAACCCTTGAATCATTGCGAAAAGATATTCTTTCCTATTCCAATGCTTTAGGTTTAACGCCTTCAGGATTAAGGAAATTGAATGACGAAATGAACAAAGAGAAAAAACAAGTAAGTAAATTAGAAATGGCGTTGAATGCTTTTGGAACATAAAAATTTTAATGTCGTTTTGACATATGCGAAGGAAGTTATTTCAGGAAAAAGAGTTGCTTGCAAAGAATTAAAACAAAGTTGTCAACGGTTCCTTGATGATTTAAATGATGAACGCTATGAACTAAAGAAAAAAGATGCTGAATTTTGCATTCAGATAATCGAAAAAACTTTTACTCATATCAAGGGAACCGCCAAGGGGCAACCCTATCTTTTGGAGGATTGGCAAAAGTTTATAATTTACAATGTTGCGGGCATTTATTTAAAAGGAACCAATGAAAGAAAATATAAAGAAGCTTTTATTTTCTTGCCAAGAAAAAATTCTAAAACATTTTTTGCAAGCGCCCTAGCATGGGCGCTTTCCTTGTTGGAAAGAAATTATTATTCAGTTCTTTATATTATTGCAACGAAGCTTGATAGAGCGCTTGAAGCTTTTTATAACATTCTCGAAAATCTTGAAGCCATGGGCGAAAAGAAAAACTTCAGGATATTAGATAACAATAGCGAGCATTCTATCAATCGTTCTTTTTATGATAGTGAGGGGAAAAAATCAGGCGCAATTAAAATTCAAGCCTTGGCTTCAGATGCAAAAAAGGCTGATGGGCTGAACGGTAATATTTTTGTTCTTGATGAAATTCACGCCTATAAGAGCGCCAATGATTATTTTGTATATAAGCAAGCCATGAAAGCTTATGTAAATAAATTGTTGATTGGAATCACGACAGCGGGAAGTAATATGAATTCTTTTTGTTATCAGCGCCTTCAATATTGCCAAAAGATTTTAAACAAGGAAGTTGAAGATGAACAATATTTTATTTTCATAACCAAGGCTGATGACCCTGATGATTATACAAACCCAATCGAACATGAAAAAGCCAATCCTAATTACGGGGTAACAATTCGCCCCCAAGATATTGAAGCCGAGGCAATGCAAGCGCAGAACGACCCTAGCGCAAGAAGCGAATTTTTAAATAAATCATTAAACATTTATACCAATACTATGAGCGCCTATTTTGATATTGGAGAAGTTCAATTTTCTGATGAAGAAGCCTATAAAGAACTTCAGGCGAAATTAAAATTAAAAGATAAACCCATTACCCTTGAAGCCTTGGCGAAGCTTCCCAATGTACATTGGTTTGGTGGTGCTGATTTATCAAAGATGTTTGACTTAACTGGCGCTTGTATTTATGGGCGCTTTGAAGATATTGATATTGCTATAACTCATGGATTTATTCCAATTACGCAAGCAAAAGCAAAGGCTGATGAAGACAACATTCCCTTCTTTTGGTGGGAAGAAAAGAAATGGTTGACAATGACGAATTCAGAACTTGTTGATTATGAAGAAGTTGTTAAATGGTTCAAAGCGATGCGAGAAAAAGGCTTTAAAATTAAAGCCGTTGCTTTTGACAAATACAATTCAAGGGATTTTGTGCGAAGCATGGAAAAACAAAAATTCAAGATGGAAGAAGCGGGGCAACAATTTTGGAAAAAGAGCGAAGCCTTCAGGGAAATAGAGCGCAAGATAAAAGCAAAGCAATTTACTTTCCTATCAAATAAAGCTTTTGAATATTGCATAAGCAACGTAAAAGCAAATGAAGATGCTGAAGAGCGAGTTAGATTTGAAAAAGTTGCTGAAAACTTTAGGATTGATTTATTTGATGCAACGGTTGTTGCGGTAAAACAAGCAATCATTGCTAGAGATAAAAACAAGAAAATTAATACTTGGTTTTAAGGGGGTGAAATATTGCAGTTGTTCAAAAGGAAAAAACAAATAAGAACAAATTCCCCCGTTGCTTTATGGCTTCAGGGTGAAGAAGCCCAAAATATTTTAATGCCAAGCGGTTATATGCCCATTACCAAAAATGAAGAAGTAAAAAAATGCATTCACAAAATCGCTGATTTAGTTTCTTCAATGACAATTATGTTAATGGAAAATTCCCAAGATGGAGATATTCGACTTAAAAACGAACTGGCAAAAAAGATTGATGTTTATCCAAACAATTATATGACAAGGAAAAACTTCATTTATAAAATTGTTGCTGATATGCTAACCCATGGAAATAGCGTTGTTTATCCTAGTCTTCAAGATGGGCTTCTTGATAACCTAACCATTTGGGATATAAATAGAATTAACTTTTATGAAACTGAAGAAGCTTATTCAATCCAATATAAGCTTCAAAAGTTTGACCCAATGGAATTATTACATTTTGTTTTAATTCCTGATGATTTGCTTGCCTTCAAGGGGCAAGGGTTTATTCCAATTGTAAAAGATACTATTGCAAATTTGGTTCAAGCCAATACAACTAAAACGGGATTTTTACAAAGCAAATGGCGCCCTTCCCTAATCATTAAAGTTGAATCTGATGCGGAGGGAATGCAAGTACAAGAAGAGCGCCAAAAGATTTTAAATAGCTATGTTGGCGATACTGAAAACGGGGAACCTTGGATTGTACCCGCAAGCGAAATTGATGTTAAAGAAGTTCGCCCTTTATCGCTTCAAGATTTGGCAATTCAAGAATCAATAACCCTTGATAAAAGAGCGGTTGCTTCAGCTTTTGGAATTCCCCCTTTTATGGTAGGGGTAGGGAATTTTAACAAAGATGAATATAACAATTTTATTAATGCGGTAATCATGCCAATTGCAAAAAGCATTGAACAAGAAATGACAAAGAAATTAGTTTACGCCCCTTCTTGGTATTTTAAATTCAATTTCAAAAGTTTAATGCAATATGATTTGGGCGAATTAACAACCCATGTTAAAGAAATGGTTGCGGGTGGAATGCTTAACCGCAATGAAGGAAGAAACGCTTTTGATTATTCCCCAGTAGATGGATTAAATGAATATGTTGTTCTTGAAAACTATATTCCCGTTGCTGATGTTGGGAACCAAAAGAAATTAAAAGGAGGTGAAAAAGCGAGTGAGAGCGGAACAAATGAATAAAAGAGATTTTAAAACAACTTTCAATGTCACTAGGCAAGAAGAAAAGCCTGATGAAATGATTATTGAAGGTTATTTTGCATTGTTTGAAAATGAAACTGAATTATTTGAAGGTGTTCATGAAATTATATCAAGGGGCGCTTTTGATAATACTTTAAATAACGATATACGGGCTTTATGGAATCATAATACCCAATATGTATTAGGGCGCAATAAGAGCGGTTCTTTAGAACTTAAAACAGATGAAAAAGGTTTGTATGCATCTATTCGCCTTCCTAAAACACAATACGCCCAAGATTTATATGAACTAGTAAAGCGGGGCGATGTAGACCAATGTTCTTTTGGTTTTAATATTACGGGCGAAGAAGTTGAAGAATTAGCTTCAGGCGCTTATAGATGGCGAATTAATGAAGCTGATTTGCATGAAGTCAGCGTTGTTACTTTTCCCGCATATGAAAATACAACCGTTCAGGCTAGAGCCAAGCAAGTTGAACAAATGGAAAAGCGCAAGCTAGACCAAAAGAAAAATGATTTGCAAAAACGATTGGAGGGCTTTAAAAAATGTTAAAGCAATTGAAGTTGGCAAAGTCTATTGAATTAAAAAGAGAAGAATTAAAAAAAGTTGAAGCAAAGGCTGAAGCTTTATTAAAAAGAAGTGACGAATTAAAGGAAGCTTTAGAAGAAGCAAAAACTGAAGATGATATTAAAACAGTCGAAATTGAAATTAATAAAATTGATGCTGATAATGTAGAAATTGAAAAGGAAAAAACAAAAGTTGAAACAGAAATTGAAGAACTTGAAGTTGAACTTGAAGATATTAAAGAGCGTTCAACAAAAGCGAACAAAGATAAACAGACTAGAGCAAAAGGAGAAGTTGAACCTATGAATCGTTTACAAGTAAGAGAGCTATTAAAAACAGGGGAATATTACAAGCGTTCAGAGGTCATTGAATTCTATGAGAAGTTCAAAAACCTTAGAGGGGTAACGGGCGGGGAATTGGCTATTCCTGAAGTAATCGTAAATCGCATCATGGATATTTTAGGCGATTATTCAACGCTTTACCCATTGGTGGATAGAATTCAAGTAAAAGGAACGGCTAGAATTTTAATTGATACTGATACAACGCCCGCATCTTGGGTGGAACAAAATGCATCTTTACCAATTAGCGATGTTGGAACGCTTGCTTATTTAGATTTTGATGGCTTCAAAGTTGGTAAAGTAACTTTTGTTGATAATTATCTTCTTCAAGATTCAGTTATTAACCTTGAT